GTTGAGTGTGAGAAAATGGTGGTCGTCATGAAAAAAAGCATGACCTATCTTAAACACACAAACAACACAAATTAAACTTCCCCAAACTCCACTACTTCTAAATCTAGATTCTGGCAATGATATGATTCATCATAAGTATTCTTTCGTATCAATGTTTCCCATGTAGGAAAACCATTTAATAGTTCCTGAGGATCTATTCCTCGACGACGAAGATCTCTTATTGTATCATTCTCTGACACTACTTGTGTCACCAATTTTGCTAAAATCTTCTCTGGGGTCATACCTAATTCTTTTATTGCACTAAGATATATAGAATAAAGACAATCATATGCAAAACGATTTGACGCATAAGTTCCATATGCATGTCCTAACGTACTTAAGACTAAATCTAACGGTGTTCTAGTTTCCTTTCCTTCTTTACCCTTAAAAGCCCTAACTATAAAATCCCATGTTTCACGAAAAGGAAGAAAATATGGTTGATTTGGATACCTCAGATTTTGATAATTCTCATTTAATACTACCCCATGACGAAGAAATATTATACCTCGGGCTCCTTTAACATACCATCCATTACGCGTTTTTGATGCAAATGTCAAATCATCTTCCATTTCTCTTACATCTACATCGAAAAATTCTTTCATAAATTTTACAAATTCTGATCCTGCAAAATATATCTTTGCCAAATCATCAGATGATTTATTCACTACATGGTCATCTCCATACACCAAACATACTACTAGCTGTATAAAAATATCTAGCAAATGATCTTGTACATCTGGTGGCGCCATTATTATCTGATAAAGAGAGAAAAGAGTGAACCAAAGTAACATAATCCATGAATCCATATGAGAAGTATTAAAGCAACCACTCGGCACTCCTCCCACCTGTTGGGCCCATATTTCTCCAAATAAATGCGATATCCTTGTAACTATATTTTTTGCCAACCATTGAAGCAATCGTTTTCTCACTTCAAACGTATCTGTTCCCGTTTGATCAAAATATAACATAAACGAGAAATACAAATCTGTAAATGCCGCATGGACTGATTGATCAAAATTTTTTGCATCACCCATCCAAAAATGTCTCAACCATTCTTCTCCTATTTTCACTTTAA